GGGGACGTAGCACTTCATCGCAGAAATGGAGATGTTTGAAAACGGGATATGTAACAAATGCAGGAGCATTGACTTGTTATCAAAGACATCGTAACATAGACACATCACTTAGAGAGAGAGTTCTATAATGGAGTTGCAGACCGTATCTAGAATCGAGCAGTTTATATGCGATGCGCTTATCGCGTCACCGCTCATTCCTATCAGCGTGAATGTGCTGAGGCTAGCTGATGCTATCGAAAATGAAGGTGTTGTTCAGAACACAAATAACATCGTTGTTCGTTATACCGGATCATCAGACACGGTAAAAAATAGAATTCCTATGGTATTTGAGCGACAGATGTCGTTTGAATTGGATATATCCACACAGAACTATCTCAGTTCTTCCGGTCATGACTTTGCTACACAACTTCTGGCAGGTGCGTTTATAACACTGAATGGATCTGTTCCGTCTGGCGCTTACGTTCAGGTTATTGAACCGTTCACTTGCCAAACAGAACAATTTACAGGGCTCAGCGAACAATCACAATACACATACACTCAAAACTATGTTGTTACTATTGAGGAACAACTTCCATACGTTGCGCTTGATACTTGCGTCGCAAGGGGTGACTGCCGCCAGCTTTTCCCAGGCATCGGCGTAGAGACGAAGCTGCCGCTAGCTGGAGTGCTCGACGAGGTCACCGGCGGCATTTTCGTGCCCTGGTTCCCTGGAAACAATGTCCCAGCGGAAGACTTCGACGCTCCGAAAGGCGTGCGCTGGAGTGACGAACTCACGCAGTCCGGCGACTGGGTTTTCATCTGCGACCCAGAAGAGGTGTTCATCCAAGATCCCCTCACTCAGCCTATCTACCTCCTGAGCAACAATAGCTACACGGAAGACGGCAGGCTGGTGGTCACGGTGTGGGACGCTGAGACGAAAGAGCCCATCAAAGAAGTGTTCTACCAAGACACTGGTAAGAAGCTCGCACGCTATGCCGTGGAGCTATGGCAAAACACGGTTTCCGGTGCTGCTTCCGGCCAAATCTCAGCAAAGTCTGTCAAGGACTCAAGCTGGCACCTCGGCCTCCAAACCGGCGAGTTCGCGGTAGTGAAAGGCGGCTTCAACTACATCTATACCGACCCTCTCAATCCCGAAGGGAAACAGCTCTATCTGGACGGCGGCATCCTCATCGGCGTAATGCCAGAGACTTTCATCCAGACACCTAAAGGGAGGTTCTACTTCGTCGGCCAGTCCCCGCAAGGGAGAGGCTGGATGCTCGAAGACACATTCGAACTAGCATCGGTCAACTCCTTGTGGAAACTCGGGTGCTTACCGTGCGCAGGTAACCGAGGTCCCGACGCTCTTTGCTAACCATGGACTCAGCTCAACTCTGGAACCGTTATCATGCGGCCGTAAGGGCCGGCAACATGGAGCAGGCTAAAGCTCTGCTGCGCAATATACAGTCTTACAAGTCCAATCCACCACCACCCGCAGGCGGCTGTGCACGCTGCCGTAAGAGGCTTTACTAATGGCAAAATCACGCGAAGACATTTTAAAGGACAAGGAGTTCCTGGCTACTGAGTCGCTAAAAGTGGCTAATGAAGCCCTAGGGTATCTTCAGGACCAGCTCCCTGAGTGCTCCACTAGGGACCTTGTCTCTATTTTCAACTCGGCCATCAAGTGCCACCGAGACATTGTCAGTGATATCGTAGCCCTGACAGAACAGGAGTCCAAGGAAGAGCAGACGTTGGCTAAAGAATACACAGGAAAGGTGGACGACCTACTGAAAAAACTGAAAGGAAACTAAAATGCGGCCAGTTATCACCAAAGCCAGCCAACTGGATGAGCACTCCTCCTGGAGGATCTACCAAAGGGGGCTTCGTGAGCTGACTCTGCTAGAGGCTCCGCGCTCCATTATAAACGAGTACAAGTACCGCGCTGCCCGGGATTGCTTCCTGGCTTTCGCAGAGCTGATGAAGGACGGCCACCTAAAGGTGGTTGATTTCCACGAGATCATCGGTAGCGCTTTCGAAGACTTGGCCAACCGGCGGTATAGGCGACTCATCGTGTCCTGCCCGCCTCGCTCTGGCAAGTCGATGCTGGCCACTATGTTTATCGCTTGGCTGCTGGGTAGGGATCAAGAAACGCAGCACATCATCGCCTCGTACGGTGCCCAGCTCTCGGGAAAGTTCCACCGGGAGACTATAGCTATGCTCAAGACTCCAATCTTCAAGCGCATCTTTCCGGGGTGGAAAGGGTTCTCCCCGGACTCCAAGTATGACATGCTGGGTGGCGGTTACATCCTACCCACCTCAGTCGGCGGCGTGCTGACCGGTTTCACCTCTGGCACTACCAAGATCGACGCCGAGGGTGTCGGGGCCATGGTTATCGACGATCCTTTGAAGTCGTCAGACTCGAAAGCGGCTCTGGAGACCCTGGAGACCTGGTGGGGTGAGCAAGCATCAACCCGACGCACCAACCACTGGTGCCAGATGGTTATTGCAACTAGATTCCACGAGAAGGACCTGCATGGTGTTCTGATGGACACCGATGGTATCTACGAGGAGGTGGAGAACCCGAATGGGTGGCGCTGGATCAATATTGCTGGTATATGCGAAGACGCAGAGAACGACCCGCTTGAGCGAGAGGTAGGAGAGTCGCACTGGCCGGATAACTCCGCCTTCACAGTGGACATGCTGATGTCCCAGAAGAAAACTATGGGATCGTTCGCCTTCGCCGCCCTGTACCAGGGTCAGCCCGTGGCTGCCGAAGGCCAAATTGTCAGGAATAGCTGGATACAAAGGATCGAGGAGGAAGAATGCCCTAAGTTCGACGTGACCTGGTTGGCCGTGGACTGCGCCTTTGATGAAAAGCAGATGTCTGACGAGACGGCTATTTGTGTGGCCTCTATCAGCTTGAAGGACCCAACTAAAATCTACATTCGAGAAATCATATCTGGTAGGTGGGGATTCCCTGATATGATAGAAGCGGTTAAGCAGGCGTACTCCTACTACAAGGCTAAGATGCTTTGCATCGAGAAGGCAGCCAGCGGCCAGTCTCTGATCCAAGTGCTTAAGAAAGAAGCCAAGATGCCGATAGAGGAAATGAAACCACTGCGGTCCAAAACCACTAGGCTCCAGGCCGTAACCCCGCTCATGGAAGCTGGCAGGGTTTACTTCTTGGACGGTGAATGGACCGACTCGTTCCTCAAGGAACTGACAACGTTCCCGTTTGTGCGCCATGATGATCGCTCAGATGCTTTTGCTTGGGCCCTGACCCACTACGCCCTCAAGATGGATGTTGTGGATAGGGGCATCCAGGAAGCTATTATTCAGAACAAACGTTACTATGGGGAAACCAGACGCGAGGGTTTCAGTGACAGCAATGTATTTAGCGAGATCCAAACCAACCGTAGGGGTTTATTTGGCCCCGAAACCAGTTATAATAACCCTGACTTCGTTCAAGCAGAAGAAGACAATGACCCTAGGTCTGCATTCGCCGCTGGCAGAAGGGGCAGGGGCAGGGGGCACTTGGGTTATGAATAGGTGAGTAGCGACCACCAAAAAAGTTGCTGTCCTTCACACGACAGATTACCATGGCTAACTCCCCGATTGACAAGAATCCCGAGATTATGCAGCAAGAGCACGGCACTCGAGTGCTGATCACTGACCTCGCTGCTGACAAGTACCTCGAGAAGTCCGCCAAGCATGGCACCGAGCGATACGCAAAATGGTGTGGCGGCAAAGGCGGGTTTGACGACTTTGCAGAGAGACTTCATTGAGGGGTTGCTAGAGCGGGACGAGTGGTGGACGCTCTAGCGGGTAAAACCTATTTGTAGAGATCAGATCTCCCAATGACTCTATCTACTTCTCAAGGGGGTGAGTTAGATGTAGTTCTAATCAGCAGCGAAGCATACCTTTTAGTATCCACCGACTGTCAACTCCCCCTTAAACGCATGCTCTCATCTAAGGAAAAGCGCAAGAACCGTCGCGCTGAGAACGCCCAGATGCTAGAACACTCCTACTCCAAGGGTATGGATGTTCAACCACCCAAGTTCCTGACTTGGCGTCAAGAGGAACTCTGGAACACGCTCAAGCGCAACACCGTAACAGTCGCCCATGGCTGTGCCGGAACTGGCAAAACTCTGATCGCACTTCACTACGGACTCTTCGGAATCGCCCAAGGGCAGTTCGACAAAGTCTATTATGTTCGCAGTGATGTTGGCGTTGAGTTCCAACGTGGTCGAGGCGCCCTTCCTGGCGATCTCTCTGAAAAGATCGCTCCCCTGATTGCCCCCGTCTTAGACAACCTACCCTGCATCATGCACTCGCACGGTGCTGCAGAATACCTACTCAACAAGAAGATCATCGAACCGGTCCTGCTTGAGGACATTCGTGGTCGCTCTCTCAATGAAGCGTTCATCGTCGTTGATGAGTCGCAGAACTTCCTCCCCTCGCAGATCAAGACTGTATTGACCCGCGTAGGCAAAGACTCCAAGATTTTGCTCATCGGGGATACACGCCAAACCGACATGGAAGTGTTCCGCCGTGAGAACGGACTCGTGGACGCCATCCATCGCCTCCGCCACCTGTCCGAGGTGGGGATCGTAGAGTTCGCCAAGGAAGACATTGTCCGCAACTCCGTTATCGCTCACATTCTCGACCGTTACGACGACTGATGACCTTTTGCAATCGCCGACTTAAAAGTTACATTACCGCTAGGTTGGCGGTTTCTTTCGCTGAATCTGGCGGCTCCAGCGGCAAGAGCAAGTGCACAAAGGGAAAGTCCTGCTCAAAAACTTGTATCAATCGAGACGACGACTGCTTGATAGAATTGGGGAGTTCGATAGACGGCGGTCTGGGCAAGATGGTGGCTCGCATAGCCGCCGAGAGAAAAACGTCGGGCCACGACACATTGGAAGAGGTCCAAGCCGGGCTCAGCAACTTGAAGCCGGCACAGAAGAAAGCGTTCGAAGACTTCACCACCATGGTGAAGGAGGGTAAGGTCACCGACGCCGAGATGGAGCAGGTGGCCAACTTGCTCGTTAGCGTCTACTCAGTGGCGGGTCAAGACAGAAAAGCTGTTAGAACTATGTCTTGGGACGAAGCGGAAGGGGCCATGAAGCGGCTGGACGTTGTTGATAAAGCGTACGGCAATAGCATTGCCAACGACAAGTTCGACCCCAAAGCCAAAGGGGGAGTCGGGGAATGGATAGACAAGAACGCCAGAAAAGTGGAAGTGAGCGAAGAAGTGGGGAACCTGGCGTACAATATGCTCCCGCCCAAGGCCAGGGCCTCCATAGATAGGGCTGGAAAACCCGGCGAGCACTGGGCTGGAGTGGACAGCAAAGGTAACCCCATACACTCCCCGGTGCCTAACGAAGCCAGGGGCAGAATGCTGGTCAGGAGGTTCATGGAGCAGGGTGGGGTCGACCCTTACACCGGTAGGAAAATCGACATTCGGAATGCTGAACCCGAGCACGTTGTAGCTGTCAAGTCGGCCCTGAAGTTTGGTGGTAAGGGCGATGACGAGAGGAACTTGGTATGGTCGTCGGTTGCATTCAACAACGTTAAGAGCGATAGAGACATAAAGGAGATGAAAGAACACCTAAACAAGGAAGTGTTCTCAAAAGGCAAAGAGCAGTACGAAGCGGCGTACAACAAGAAACAGTCGAGGTCTGAAGAAAGCAAGCAGCGGAAGGCGGCGGCCAAGACAGTGGTGGCCGAGGCTCTAGCACAGCAAACCTCGCAGCAGAGGGCCGAGCAAATGCGGGGTCTGATGAAGCCGTACATCGAGAACAACGAAATGAAGTACATTCTCAGAGGTATGGGTCTAAAGAGTGACGCCTCCACTTGGAACGAACCCGCCACAGTCACTGCTGACGGTAGGAGAATAGCCGGTAGGGCGGGGGCCCGGATGGGGTTCGACGACAAGGTCAGACTGGAAGTCAACGGCAAGAAGGTCAGGCCTTCAGTTGCCTCAGCAACTGCTCTAGCTTTGGTTAAGCCTGAGAACAGAAACCGCCTTCTGGAAGACCTGGAAAGGGCTAGAAAAGAGAGGGGTATATCCGATAAAGAGTCGGAAAAGTTCAAAGGGCCCAAGGATCCGGCCTACAAAGCTCTAGTCGACAAGAGAAGTGAGGAGTTCGGAGGTAAAGTTATGACAGCAATTGAAAAAGCTGTACCAGACGTCGGTGAATACTTATGAGGAACGACACCCGCTTCGCCCGTTCAGACCGGGCCACCCTAGAATCAAAACTCCCACCCGGCACCCTCAGTGGTCCTCAGGCTCAAGGTATCTGGGAGTTCTTCTTGCGTTGTGACGATCCGTCGCACGTGGCCCACTGTTATCGCAACTATCGTGACTCTAAGCATTGCGAGGTCCCGAGGCAAAACTTGCGAGCCATGAGAGACACGATGATCACAGACATGCGAGAGCAGAACAAGCTCAGTAAGAAGCCCCGCGTGGAGACGCAAATCGGGCGCAACGCCCCGCATCTCAAGACTGAATCAGCTAGCATCCAAAGGAAAGGCGCCTGATGGCTACCACGAACGAAGCACAAAGAGAGATTTCGATGCACAGGGTGCCCTGTGGCCCTATGTCGATCAAGGCGTCGGGTGTGTGCAGGCGGCGCTTGCGTGACAATTTCGGAACCTTGCTCGACCGCCTTTCACAGGAGACCGGACCGGAGCAGCCGACTGGTCCTGAAATGCCCGAGGGTTACGAGATGATGCCAGACGGGACCGTTATGTCTCAGAGCCACCTGAAGGCTGAGGAAATGAAAAAGGCTGAGAAGAAAGCCAAGAAAGAGGGTAAAGACGACCCCGTTGGTAAGCTGGCTGAGGCCTTATCCGGCACACTAACCCAGAAACACAACGAGATGGGTAACAGCAAGATGACCCAGGACACGTCGGGGAAGATAGAGCCGTTTAAGGAGGGTAAAAACGCCCAGACGAAAACACCTAAGTAATGAGCACTAACCGTATTGGAGGCGATTACGCCGCTGAAGCGCTCGAGGCATTTCGCTCAGCGTATGCTAGCCAGATGCAAACGCCTGAAGACCTGGATGTGGCGCCCAACGGTCTGCCGGGGAACGAAGTCAGCAACACCTCGCCGTGGATTCAGCACACCGGTCTGTGGAAGTACCCGAGTGGTAAAGGCCCCGACGACGACCTCCAGAAGCCCTTCACCCCTGACGCTTACATCTCTTTGGGGGCCGAGGCGGAGGCCGAAGAAGGGGACATGACGGACGAGGAGTTCGACAACTACCTAGACTCGCTGAGCCTCGAGGAGCTCCAGTCCCTGGCCGGGGACCTCGGGATCGACCTCGAGGACTCTGAAGACGGCGGTATTATGAGTGACGAAGAGGTTGAAATCCTGATCGCCGAAATCAACAACGACCGGGGGTAAAACCCAACTATAGAGCACAGTTTGTTATGATCCCCCTCAGATCCGCTGAAACCCAGAAGAAAGAGTTCGATCTGCAAGCTGTGCAGACGACTAAAATCAATCTGGAACTTCAAAAACACGTCGACTCCCCCGACAGCAGCTACAGGGAGCGCCTTGAAGACGCAGCTATGTTCGCCAACGTGTTACGTGGCGTGGCTCCCGAGAACTCTATGGTGGTTCTCCATTATGCTCCGGAGGTCATTTTCACAACTGAAACAGAGGAGTTCTCCTGCAGCATCTACATGAATGGCAACATGTGGCGGTTCAAGGTCAACGGCTCCGTTCATTACGAATTGGAGAACGAAGATAAAATTGCCCCCTCTCGGGCCCTCAAAAAGATGTGGGACATTGTCATCCCACGCCTGCCGGAGGGCTACATCGTCCACGGTAACGCCGACCCGAACGACCCGCCCGAAGAAGCCAAAACCCGCAACGCCGTGCGTATGAAGCTCGGCTTCAGCGATGTGCAAGCTAGCCGCGACGTATTCGGCATAGTTAGAGAAGGTAAGCTCAATCCCCTGACCCTGGACGAGTTCTTGGCCCTAACTGGGGCAGAGCCGATGACCCTGAACCAGAAGTTCTCGGTTCGCAAAATCGACTGGCCGGGGGCTTGACCATGTACGGCTCCTCACTCGACTTCAGCGGTGTCTCCCTCCCCGGCGTGGGCGGGAGTCTCAACGCCTCCAACGGTGTTGGCATGGACCAACTGGCCAAAATGAACGCAAGCGGAAAGAAGTGGTCCCCCGACATCACCGGGGGTATGGCGCACCACAACGAAAGCATCCTCAAAATGAACGCCGCCAACCGCGAGAAGCGTTCGAGTCTGGTCAACCGGGACTATAACGAACAGGTTGATGGGGCGAGCGCTATGAAAGAGATCTTTGCGAGGAAGAAGTCCCGCATGAACTCGTTCAAAGAAATGAAAGCCAACGAGTACGGTTTTGCCGAGGGCGACTCTCAAGACTCCGAGTTGCTTTCAATGCCGATGCCCTCGATGGGCATGGCCGAGAAGAAATGCGGTGCTGGGTGCAATTGCCCCTTGTGCCTGAACAAAAAACAGCAAGATGCCAAGTTCCGGGAGTGGGATACTGAGAAGCGTCGCGAGTTGAAGAAGGGCGAGTTCCAAGGCGAGTTTGCCGGTCCTGATATGTCGTTCCCAATCGCCAGTGCTCAAGATGTGGCGGCGGCTTGGTCCTCCGTGGGTAGGGCCAAAAACCCTAGGGCGGTCATGAAGAACATCCTCCGAATCGCCAAAGAGAAGGGGTGGACAGAAGGTCTGCCCGAATCGGTGAAACAACGCATCTCCGCAGGTCAATCAGGTCTGCCGGAGTGAGCCATGGGGCTGGAGATTCTCGGAATCGTTGCTTCATTCGCAACGATCGTATCAGGGTTCGGGTGGTTGCTTGACAGGAACCACAAGAAGATCGAGGACATGCTTCGGTACAACGGCCAAAACCTGAAGGGGTTGGTGAGCAAGGTCGAAAGGATAGAGACCTCCTTCAACGATCTTCGCGCTGAAATTCCCACGAAGTTCGTTACCAAGAGTGAGCTTTTGACTCACATGCGTAACGAGGAGAAGTGGCAACACGAAACCCACGATCAACTCATGCAAATCCGCGAGGAACTCTCCGCCCTACGCCAATGGAACCACCGCTAATGGAAGGATACAACCGGGATAGGCTCAAAGCGCTAGGGTTCAGTGAGGACTCTATCAACGCCATCAACGCGATGACGCCCAACTCCCTTCCCAAAGAGCCTGGCGAAGGCGACGAGAAGAACCCGGAGATGGGGGAAGTCGGCGTCAGGATGCCCCGGATGGAAGTCATCAAGAGGGCCAACAACAAAAACGGCCAGCTCGCAATGGCGGCACAACCGAACTACTCCGAGACCGCTATGAAAAGCCCTTTTAATTTCCCTTCTGTCGACCACTTGGTTGAAGGCCGCGACTATCGTGTGGTGGATTGGAACTTCGCGCAAAATGCACCAGTCGAAAAGCAAAAACCCGAGGAGACCGTACAACCTAACCAGCAAAACACTCCTCCTCCTCAGAATCAGGCTCCTGCACCTCAAGCTCCTCCTGCTCAGCCCCCGGCCGCTGCTCAGCCTGCCCCTCAGCCCGCTCCGCAAGGTGGTCCTTGCAAGGAAGGCGAGATCTCAGTGTTCGGCGTTTGCAGGAAGCCTGGTGGCAGCAACCCTCAGGGTGGCAACGACTTTGACTCTTCTAATAAGACAGATGAGGAGAAAGCAGCCGAGGCCGAGGCTAAGAAGCAGGGCTCAGATGTCAAGAATAACAAGCCGGTGACCATCGGGGGTAAGAAGTACGGTTGGGCTATTAAGGGGGGCAAGCCAGTGATGGTTCTTTGGGGGGCCGTCGCCGGTGAGAAGCAACCCACCCCACCAAAGACACCCGCAGTCAAGGGAGCCTCGGGCGGCCCCAAGCCCCTAACTGGTCAAAGCACCAAGCCTAAAGAGAAGGGTATGAACCAGCAACCGCCAGCAGCACCAAAGGGCGACCCTGCTGCCAAAGTCGCGGAGTTACAACAGGCTATGAAAGTGCCTGGGCTCCCCGAGTCGGCGCAAAAAGCTCTTCAAGCTGCTATCGACCTGGTCGGAGCTTAAGTTTACCGGAGCTCAGGAGTGGCATAATAACAACATGCGCTACTACACGTACAAAATAACGTTTAAGGACTTACCCGGGTATTTTTACTATGGTAAGCGTAAGGACAACGGTAAACCGTACTTAGGGAGTCCGAAAACATGGAGGCATCTTTGGCAACAGTTTGAGCCTGAAATCCAAGTGTTACAGTGGTATGAGACAGAAGAGGAAGTCTATGCTGCCGAGTGCAGTATAATACTGGCCACTTGGAAGGACAAATACTCACTAAACGAAGCTGTCGGGGTTCGCGTCAGCGAGAGGGTTTGTAGTGATAACGGCAGGAAAACTGTCAAGGCCATGAACGCCCACCCTAATACCGAGGCCAACAGGTCCGAGACCGCTAAGGCCATGAACGCCCACCCCAACACTGCCGCATCTCGCAGTAACAACGGTAAGAAGACTGGGCCCGAGGCTGTCAAGGTTATGAACGCCCACCCCAACACCGAAGAGAATCGAAAGTGCGAGGCCATGAATGCCCACCCCAACACCAGGAGAAACAGGTCCAAGACCGCTAAGGCCATGAATGCCCACCCCAACACCACCGCTAACCGCGTCGAGAATGGTAGAAAGAATGTTGGGGCCTTGAACTCTCACCCCAACACTAGGGCGTCTCAAGTTGAAAACGCCAAGAGGAACGGCGAAAAAGCCAGTAAGCGCGTCTTACTAACCCAAGTTTCAACCGGGGACACCTTCGAATTCCCTTCTTTATGCGAAGCCGCTCGCGTGTTGAAGTTGGACGACGGGCACTTGTCCAAAGTGGCTAAGGGCAAGTCGAAGCAGCACAAAGGGTACACGGCAGTTTACTTATAGCGGGTAAAACCAACTCAAGTTGGTTAGTTGGTATGTTCGGCTCATTCTCAGAGGATTCACTAAGCAAAGCCAACGAGCTCCTGTACGGCGAGGGTCCCACCCTAAAGTGGAAGTTGGACGACGACGGTAACGCTGTTCCAGCCGAACCCGAGCAGAAGCCGAAGGCACCATCCCCAAAGGGTGACGCCCCTGACGCGGCCAACGTGGCAGTGGGCAATGCGCAGCGCAACAAGACCGGACAGAAGGCAGGGCTTGCAGCGGCGGCTGCCAAGCAAGTGAGCGCAGGCGGTAAGGCCGGTGTCCAAAAACAACTCAACCGCCTAAATGCGGGTGGGTAGGGGTAAAACCTTTTAAAGTCCCAGTCTGCTCAACATGCGGAAAGATAGTATTGACCAGGCATCCCTGGAGAAGGCGTATCTCATCTACAGCGAGCGTGGTATCCAAACCGCTAGTTTCGATTTTTCGCACCCCCCAACTGATTACGCCAGGGGTACTGTGATGGAGCCTGAGCACGTCGGAAACATTGACGGTAAGTACCACGAAATCCTACCCGCCGACGTTACCTCCGGGGGTAAGTTCGACGATCTGGCAGCCAAAGGTAAGGACCTGAACCTCGCCATCGACGAACTGCAGAACCAGATGCGCATTTCCCGCCAGCGTGGGTCATTCCAGCAACTGCAGGACCAAATGAAGCAGATGCAGAAACTGGTGAAGCAGAAAGAGGCAAACGACGCTGCCATGGCCGTGGCCGACTTGAGTCGGGCGCAGATGTCCACCTATAACCGCACGATGAACCAGGAAGAAAGCTACGCCGAGCGCTTGGACGCTATCGGCACCCGCATCGCCGAAATCGAAGCTAAGCTGACAGAATATTCCGAAGGCAGCAAGTAAATCACCGCCCGCTCAAAAATGGCTATAAAGTGTAGAAAAGGAACCCCTTGCGGCGGCGCTTGCATACGCACGGGCGCTAAGTGCAAGAAAGAGTTCAAACCGGGACAATCCGAGGCTCTGGACAAAGTTAAGAAGAAAATAGGCCTCGGGGTCAAAATCCGGAACGCCCAAAGGAAAGGGCAAGCCACTGAAGAGGCCAGGCTCAGGCTAGAGCGGGCGGCGCTCAGCAATAAGGGTAACCAACCCAACGACATCCAGGCCAAGGTGGAAGCAGCTAGAGCCAAGGGGAGGGCCCAGGCTGAGAAAGAGATCGCCGAGAAGGGTGTTGAAGGGGCCATGCGGGGTGTGGTTAAAAAAGAGGCGGCACCGGACCTCGGAAGCATCCCGAAAAAGCCAGATGAGTTGTGGGGCGCCTGGGATGACGCGGGTCTGAAGAAGCAACAGCAATTTCTGAAGGATAGGGGAATGCCCCCAGATCCCCGGATGGAAGGGGAGATCAGACGGCGCG